GTCATCACCGAGGGCAGGGACGAGAGGCTGCCGCTGATACTGTTGCTACCTATGCAATTGAAATACGTCATTACCGACGGCAGGGACGATAAGTTGAACGATGTGGCAAAGTTGCTGCTGGTGCTTAATTTTACCAATCTGTTAGAATTAACAAAGGTCACTGTATATGTACTACTACCTGAATATGTATGGCTAAACGCTTGATCAGTCCCATTGTATGCTGTGCTTGTACCATCTCCCCAATCGATAGTAACACTCCCACCGCTTGTGGACAGGGTACCAGAATAGGTAGAGGCTGTTATCGTATGGGAGAATTTTGATACTTTTCCAAGTCCTGCCCTAGGGATCATCGCAACATTCCAAGACATCGACGTATCCCTATTCGCTGTGATAACTACAAGTAGCAGTGATATTGCCAGAAGCCGAGGTCAGAATCTCAACTTGCTTATTCGCATCAGGGGAACGGAGTCCGCATCTGAATGTGATCTGCATCGGAATTTTCGCCGTCAGATAGAGTTTTGCTATAGTGGTTTGAGTAGTCGTCGTTCTAAACGTCGCTGTCATGTCGGTATCGCACGACAGCAACAAATCATCGATCACGATCTTTTTTGAAGAAGTGGGAGTCGAAGTGATGACCAAGGGCGTTGATGAAGCGTTCGCGCTCGTTGAATACTGCTGAATAGGAGTCCAATAAGAGCCACCATCTTTGACAGCAGAAACGATTTTACCTTCGAGATATATCGAGCCTTCAGCCATTCATTGCCTCCATCATACAATAAAAAAGGCGACCCGAATGGATCGCCTTAAACCAAAGTAGACTTTTTTATACTAGGCTATACAGTCCTAGCATGCTCCAAGATCTTTTTCGTATCTAGTATAGGCTGAGCCCAACATCTACAGTTGCCGATTACATAATTATTTGCTATATATAATCCACTTGATGATTGGAGGTTGTAAACATGATCAGAAAATTTACAGATGGTTTTTTGGACCACGCGACTGAACTGATAAAGTCTGGAGCCACACTGAAAGACGTGGCCATCAAGATGGGATGTCACCCCGACAATCTGAGCAATCACCTCAGAAAGAGAGGGATTACCATCAAAAGAAATAATAGGATTCCTCATAATCGACGCGATGATCTTCCGGAAGACGGGATTATTAAAGCCTACATGTCTGGAGAAAGCGTTAAATCCATCGCACTGGCTCACAATGTTAACAGATTCGTCGTTTCTAGAATCCTCAAGAAACATGCTCTTCCAATACGCGATAGATCTGAGAGTATGTATGTCCGATTTTCGAAAATGACCCAACAAGAGCGAATCGACCAAGTTCTCAAGGCTAACGAAGTGACTAGAAATCTTCCGAGAAAAAAATGGCTCGACAGTGCCAGGAAAATCGCAATCAATGTCGAGAAGAATGGATTGCATCGTGGTGGAACTTATGGACCCGGAGAGCATGAACTCTTTATGGCATTGGTCAGCAATGGTCACAATGTAATTCGCCAGAAATCCTTTGACATCTACAGTGTCGACTTGGTGTTCGGTTCCGTCGCCGTGGAAGTCAAATTCGGTTCCGGAACGCACAGTAGATCCGATAGAATGATAGCACGTATCAAACACGTCTTTGAAGCTGGATACAAATTCGCCATCGTTAGTTTCGCTGATCGAACCAGTATTGCAGAATCTATTAATGAGGTAATCACCCTCCTTAATTTCATCGATCGGCAACAGACCTCTATGTGTCATTACTGGATGGTTAGGAGTAGCCTCCAGGTTTCCCCCGTCTCCAGAAGTAACATGGACCATGTAACCACTAAAAAAGCGCCTCCAGAGCTTGTGACATCCATCAGAAAAATCTATTATAGTGGAACCCGGTAAGCACTGTATCCCGCTCCCTGGATGCCCGTCCGGTGGTGGTGAATCCCATCGGAATATTTTTCCAGCCCGGTGATAGTGGTCCATGTGCTTAGCGTTCCCATCGGGATATTTGCCAGATGGATTCCCAACGACTCGCTGATCACCCGCAGTTCTCCAAATGTATTCCTCGATCCCGATGGACGTTTGCCTGGTTTGAGTTAGAACAGCGACCATTTTATTTGTCTGATCACGTGCTATAAGCCTTGCGTGCCTTCTACCGACACCACCTATGATGTCTATCTGCTCCAGAAGAGAACGCCCGCCAGGTTGACCCTCGCCCCGGAATGCTCTGATCACAGACTCTGACACCTGGCCGAGATATCTTTGAGGAATCGACGTGATCAACCCGGCGGCTTGCTGCGCTCCCAAACTCATGGCATCTTTGATGGCTGGCGTATCGTATAGTCCTTTAATGTCGACACCAAGCGTCTTGCTCAGAGATCCGATCATGGCCCGCTTCGTTGCATCGTCGAGGTCCATCGACCAACGCCACAGCAGGTCGTTAGCCTTCATCCCGTATTGCTGAGTCGCTTCGTTGAAGACCCTCGACATCACATCAGCGATCTCTTGAGCCGGAGCTCCAGCCTTGACCAAATCCCTGATGCGTTGTGCTGCCGGTGCTAAGATCTCAGACCATAGACGTTGAAGCCCCTTGGCTAAAACACGCTCTTCTTTGGCACCAGGCTTCGCTAAGGGTGCCCTTCTTGACCTGGCTTTTTTAATCTTGGGTATGTCGGCAACGTCAATCAGAATCGCCATACAACAACCGCTCGGCTAAACGCTCGGCATATGCTGCCAAGTCTCCGTTGGTACAAATCCCGACACTACACTGGGCTTCGCTTAAAGCTGATTCTACTTCTCCAGCCGTGAGCCAGTCGGAAAGCAGTACATAAAAGAGAGCTTTCACCCTGGCTTCAACCGGATCTGGCATGTCCACTATGATTGCCATCCTGTCACCTCGGCCAATAGCTATGGATCATGAACCCCCATTGTGAGTCGTTTTCATAGGCTGCAAGAGGACCGCCCCCCGCAGAACTCACAACGTAAAACGGTTTACCATACTTTCTGGCCAAATAGCGACAAGATTCCCCGACTTGAACCTTGAATCTCAGATAATCTTTCGGCTGCCGTACCTTCCCCATCGACACATCACAATAAACACCATACTCGCCATGCCCGATTGGTGGTCCCTTGTCATATCGGCACTCTGCCGTGATATCATTACTATGCCACATTTCCCGAAAGGCTTCAAGGAATGTATCCTGAATGTGCGCGGCCTCTTTGTTGCCTTGTGCGAGTTCAGACGGCAACAGGTTTTCGGCAAAAGCCATCGATGCAAGCAGAGCCGAAATCGACAACAGCATGAAAAACGATACCCACATCACCTTGCGTTCCATGTTCTCTCCCCTCGTTTGAATGGTTAATGATACCATGTAGGGAGCATAGAACGTACCAAGACAAATCATTGACCTTTATATGCCATGGATAGCATTTCCTCTAACTGTTCCAGTTCTTCGTCTGAAGCTTTGCTGTATAAATCTTCGCCATATTTGTCTATTAAAACTTTTTTAAAATCTGAATATTGTTCCATTTTTTTGACATTAGGTTCTTTAGATTTTTCTATATCTTTGTTTTTATCTTTATTATCTTTTGATATAGATTTCTTTGTTTTAGACTCTTTCAATATTTTTTCTTTTTCCTTGTACTCTTCATATTCATCAAGATTAAATTCTATCTCATCACTCATCAACTCTGAAGCTTGTTTATCTATTTGTCCCTTTTTAGCCAATGCTAAGATCGCGGATTCTCTATAGTCATCGTCTAAAGCTCTATGTAAATCCTCCCATAATGATTCCGTTTCACTATCTAGTTTAGTTTTTGGTTCTTTTATTATGATTGCTGGAATATCTATTCCAGCTTTTCTAGCTGCAAATATTCTATGGCTTCCAGTCAACGCATCTAGTTTACCATTCTTTTTTTCCAAGGCTAAAATGGGTCTTCCTTGCCAGCCATTTTTTTCATTGAAACGACAAGCTCTTTGAATTTAGCTTCTCCAGTTATTGGATTGACTGGTTTGATTTTTTTGGGATTTACCTGTGAAGTAGCTCCGTATTCTTGCCCTTTTGTTTCACTTGGTCCCATGTCCTCATTTCCATTAGTCTTCCCCCCTCCCTTACCAAACTTTCCATCATCAGCCCGTTCATGCTGGCTTTCGTCCCATTTAGCATCGTTGAGCCATCGCATATTAGCCATAGGCTGTTTCCCCTCCTGGCTAGGAGGAAATCCTTGCTGCTGTGGCTGACCGAACGGCTGTTGCGCCATCATATCGTCGCGTTGGCTTTGCTCTTCGTGGAATTCTGAAAGAAGAGAAACATCTTCAGAATCGAGATGGACCGAAAGAACGCCCTTCAGGTTCAACTCTTCGATGGCTCTCTCTTCGCTGATGATTCTCTCTTGCAACAGTTTTATGACATTGTCAATCGTGAGTTGGCCGCGCTGAGCTTCTTCGAGTTCCGAGAGATTCCATAATGGTGGGAAATTAAATGTCAGGTTTTCGCGTGCCTTTCGCCACTCGTTCGGAAACATCTCGAAACCGATCACATCATAGATCTTGCGCAGCTCTGGCTCGATATGCTGATGTTGAAAAGCGTCGATAACATTATAGTAGTTTTCGAGATCAGATTCCCCCGTCGCGTTCAGCCCACCCGGTGCTTGACTCAAAAACCGTGTTGCTGGAATATCGGAACCAGCCGAAAGAACCTGAAGATATGTGATGATCAACTCAGGAACGCTGCCGAATGAAGCACTGTGCTGGCTGAGCTCTACCTTCTCTCCGTCAATCATTGCTGCCCGATACAGGCTCAATTGATTGGCAATGTCCTTGATTTTCTGGAGCGATGTTTTTCCGGCTGAAGTCCCCATCAGATCTTGAAGGTCAGAGACCATCGCTATAATAGCGTTGTTGGTCTGTACCATCTGATAAGCGGCTTGCCTGGTGCCAACGGCTTTGACGATATCATCCCACACCGACGCTAGCACGCTTGGACCGAACCCTGCGATATTGGCGCGAAAGTTGGTCAGAGTAAAATCGAGCGGATCGAATAACGGACTACCATCCCAAACCAGAAAACGAGACCGGTGGACCGTCTCGCCGTTGATTAGATAGGACTCTGGCCGCATGTAATGTTCTGATAGAGGATTCGTTTCCCACGATGTTCTGCTGATCCGACTTATGGGTAGCGAATTCACGAACCGAAGCCTGAACCCGTATTCAGGAATATATTCTCTAGATGGATCGTCGATCACATCTTCGATCCCGAGAAAGGTTAGGCACCCTCCCAGCAAACGCTCAAGAATCAGCGACCGTTTTAACACCTCGATGAATTGAAGTTGATTCAGCCTTCCCTGGATCTCATGCGCCATCTCTTCAGGGATGTCTTCTGCAACCCATTCTTTTCGTAGGGCGTCCTCGGGGATAATACGGCATATCTTGCGAGCTTCCCAGCTCGTTTCGTACATCATCACGTATTGTCGCCAGCGGTAAAGATAGTCCTGGCTTGTGTACGGGTTATCCGTGTACATCGGTAGGACTGTGCCGTAACCTCTATCCGACACATCCATAGAGCCAGAATACCCCGTGACACTGGCATTCTGCAATCGCTGCCGGTATCGCTGTGCAGTCGGAACGAAACCGTATTGTTTCCGAGGCTTAACGTATGACATTAAGCTGCCTCGACCCAAACAGGTATTGGTCCTCGACCACCCCCGCGTTGCATCCAAATCAAATGAGCCATAGTTTGAGCGTCCACTTGGTCGTCATAAAGGTGCGAGTCGTCGGTTGTAAAAGCGAAGTGTTCGTTCACGAAGCCGTCAACCCATTTATATCCTTCAAGCTTTGGATTCGGCAAATATACACGGCCCGCGCTTATGGGCATCGTGCATTGATTGGCGCGTGCAACTTTATCCGGCGCCGTCTTGTCGTTAGGCTCCCACTCCCGCACAGGGAGTCCTTCTCTTCGCATCGTCTGCACAAGACTTTGACCGCTCGCCTTGTCTTCTACCCAGCACTCCGTAACGGGCGTGATCCCCGGTACATGAGCCATGTGTTTTGCCAAAAACGATTTCGTCGCCCTAAGCAGTTCGGGAAATTCCCAACGACCTCGTACTTGATCAAGCAAATAAGATCCCGTCAGGGATTCAAATCCCCAACATTGCAATACACTATAATCGGCGCTGTCTTTGGCCTTAAACGCAGTGTCAGCGGTGATGATCTTGAGCGTGATCCTCCGCTCTACTTGAGCTTTGTCACTCCAGTATTTCCACCAGCCACGCTTGAAAATCGTAAGGGCCGACTCGCTCGGCTCCTGCATGTACTGCGCCCAATACTCATCAGGACGTGATTCCCTCATTTCGAGGAGCTCTTGCATCCCGAGGCGACCCGGCCATATGGTTTCTGTACATGCATCATCATGAGCGGGAAGTTGCAAGACCGTCCACTCATCGCGTTCATTAGCCAGGCAATAGCCAGCTAAATCGTCGGGGTGCAATCGCTGCATGATGAGCACAATAGGCGTTTTGGGATTTTCTTTACGATTGCGTCTTGTTTTGAGACCGCCGATGTAAAAATCGACCACGCTTTTCCGCATCGCTGCCGACTTAGCATCCTGTGCCTTGAGCGGATCATCGATCACAATCGCCCCGCCGAATTCAGATCTCAACTTACCAGCTCCGAAACCAGTGATGCCACCACCAACACCGATGGCTTTGATTGCCCCACCTTCTTCGGTTCGGAAATGGTCAACGTGACCAGACGCCTTGTCTCCTACCATTTTGACGTTGGCTCCCCAATCGGAGCCTACCATGCCTCGGTACCAGTCGGATGAAAGCGTTCTCCTGATGTCTATCGTGCTCTCGTTGGCCAAGTCTGACGCATAAGAGGAAACAATAAACTCGCTATCTGGAAAATAGGACTGTGCCCATGGCACAAATGTTCTAACGCCAAGATCAGTCTTGGCACACCTCGGCGGCATCAGAACCATGAGATTGGATGTCGGCAGCCGGCCAAGCATCAGATCAGTTAAATGGTTTGCAATCTTTTGATGGAATGGTCTGATTTCGCATGGTTCGCCCATCTGCCTACGTTTAATCTTCCAAAACTGGAGAAGGCTAATAAAGGACATTAGGATTAGGCAATTTCCGCAAGAAGCGTTTCTCTCATTCTGCGAGCTCGTGCATCGCGGTCGACTTGGACCGATACCGTTTCCGTTACAGTTTGCTCGACTTGGTCGGACTGTCCAAGCTTCTGTTTGCCAAGCCAAATCAACATCCCTGGATGACCTTCGTTAGCAAGCTGAAATTGTTTCCTCCTCAAGCTGATCAATCCAATAGCTTCCTTGCTCTTGTAATACGTGCTAAAGCCTATTTCCTTTTCCTTAAGCACTGCCCGCTGAATCGTATCTTCAGAACAATCAAACCATGCCGCTATTTCTGGGAGAGTACAGCCGAACATGCACAACTTATCGAATTGCTCCCAGTCAATAATAACGGGCCGTCTATATTTTCTTTTGACCCTGACAGGCAACGAAGTGTCAGGCGTTTGCTTGCGTCTCACTTGTATCTCGCTTTGCGCCATTTCACAGCGGCGGATTTCGTTTCAGCCCACATGCGAAAGCCCACAGAACAATACACCAGCACCCCGCCGACGATCCCAACCACAGGATGAGGACTTGCCAAGATCAGAACCGCGGCGATGGCTAACAACAGCAAATCAACCACGTTATGACTGCCCTTTGAGGTACATCCCAGCTGCGCCCATAAAGGCTAGAGCTATGTCCTTAGCTTCCTGCCAATGTCCGAACGAAGCGAAAACGCATGACATGAGGAACATCAAGGTTAAGATTATCAGATCGTCAACTTTATCCACCACAGGACTCAATTCCCGACCTTTTGCAACTTCGCCACTAGCTCGGGATCGCCAGCACGAACAGCGGCTTGAATCGCTTGCTCGAAAAACCAAGCTGTTGCAGCACCAGCGCACACTTTAGGATCTGTGATGATCCCCTCGGCGCACGCTTGCTGCACAATCTGAGTAGCTGCAGTTGTCACTTGGGCTGCTCCCTGTACCATCTGATG